ACGTACAGCGGTGTTTAGATACTGATAAGCAAAAGCAACACGATCCTCGTTTTTACGTTCATTCAGATACTTCATACTCCAGAACTCAGGCCAGTACGAGCGCTGTCTACCGTCTGCGTCTGTTATGACTGCTTTTTGAATAATTTGTTTCCAGTTATTTTTTGGTACAAATAATGTGGCGTGTATATCGTCAAAGTGAAATCGGGTCCCCAGGCAAATTGCTCTCGCACCCTGGAACATCGTAGGAGCGATAACGTTACTCCACGTTTGTTCCATTTCACGTCTAATGTCAGGGTTATTGATCGAAGCCGCAGATTTGATAGGGTCATCGATAAGGACCAACTGCGATCGTTTGGAAGTGATTGCCCCCTTGAGACCGCCACACGCAATGGTGAATGCCTCTTCGCCCGCCGTATCAATACCAGCGAAGTCATAATCAATCGACCAATATTCATCTGACCGTTTTATCTTTGATAGTCGTACCATTGGGAAAATTTCCCGATACTTTGCTGAAGTAAGAATGCCTTTAATTGTTGCTGACTTTGCTCTACTAATGTCAACCATATAGGCGATATAGAGGATCCGCAGCATCTTTCCTGCAGCAGTGTGTCTGCCAATCATCCAGGCAGCAAACAAACCAAGGACTGTTGACTTCGCAGAACCGCGTGGCGCGAGGATTGCAGTATTAGGTCCGCCAATGCCCATTAGGCACTCGCTGTCTTCTCCAGTACACAGTTCTGTGTGCCACTCCAACATATGTTTTGCAGGAGCTTTGCCCATTGCTCTGCAAAAATCTACAAAGTTATCCCTTGCTTTTAATATCTCTTCACTGGGAGCTTTGACAGTTACTTTCGTAGCTGTCATTAATGCAGATCTTTTGTAGGCTAATGCAATGCTTGGTACTGCCATACATTTTATTCATTTGCCTTAAGTCTAACGCTCAGCAGATCGTTGCGCAGCTCTATCTTTAGCTCGTGCAATTGCACGGCTACGTTTTTCGTAAGCTTTACGTTCATCGGAAGCTAACCTCATCGCTTGCATATACTCTTCAACTTCTTGCTGACGAGGGTTGCCAGATAAATAATAGTTACCTGATAACTCTGTAATCGCTGGAAGGCGTTTAGCAAGAGTGTTCTGCAGTCGTAACCCTTGAGTCCGTACAGCAAGAATTTCAGGTAACTGTGGTAAATCAGGCATTGTTCACTTCACTATATACTTTAGCCCAGATTGCGTTAATTGCGTTGTCAATAGGTTCGGCAAACTGGGGATCATCTTTAAAGATAGCCGTAAGTTCACGCATCACTCGGTCAGCACCTGCAAGGATCAAACCACGCTTATCTGTACTACGGTTAATTCGTTCAGATGTTTCGATGTGACTACGAAGTTCTTTCTCTAGCGAAGCAAGCCGTGCAGCTCCATCTGAACCTTTAATTTCGCCGGATGTGATTGCCATACGCAGCTCTTGTACATCGCTGTGTAATGCACTGATTTCACTATTGAGAATGCCACGGCGATCAAGCTTTTTATACTTCATCTTTACCCAACGCACTAAGTCGTTGAATGTGCCTTCATATCCGAGGATCCCTGCGAATACCCAAATTTCAATAACACTTGGAGTGATCTCAGCAAATTCTCTAAAGTTTTCAGAATCAGCAGCAGGAAGAGTGTCTAACCACTGATCAACAAAAGTGATATAGACCTTACCTGTTTTAGTTTCAGTTTGCATTAGAATCTTGTAGCGAGACTTCTAGAAGACGAACGCTGACGTGCTTGACGACGCCCATCAATCCTGTCACTAAAGTCTATCGTCTTACGGTCTTGATCGCCTTGTGTAGAAATCCGATTGGTATCTGTTTTCCTGGTTTCGTCTCCCTCTGTACGAATACGATTGGTATCAGTTCGCCGAGTTTCATCTCCTGTAACACGAATTGATCGTCGATCTTCACGTCCCTGCGTTGTGATCCGATTGGAATCTGTTTTACGTGTTTCGTCTCCTGTCGTACGAATGTTTAAACGGTCTTGTCTGCCTTGTGTGTTAATTCGATTAGTGTCAGTTCGACGAGTCTCGTCGCCTGTCACTCGAATTGCTCGACGATCTTCTCTTCCCTGTGTTCGGATATTCTTCCGATCTTGAGTTCCTTGTGTATTAATCCGATTTGTATCTACACGCACATCGGCATCTGCTTGATTAGCGATGCGATTAGTATCAGTTAATCGTGTTTGCTGTCCTGTACGATCAATGCGATTGGTATCTGTTAATCGTGTCTCTTCTCCTGTTTTGACAATATTTAAACGATCTTGTAAGCCCTGTGCTCCGATGTTCGCCCGAGTCTCTCGACCAGTAGTACGAATGTTTGCGCGATCTTGTTTACCCTGTGCGCCAATTTGTCTTACATTTTGATCACCTTGTGCAGCAATATTCGCACGATCTTGTCGACCTTGTGCACCAATGTTTAAACGACTTTCTCTGCCTGTTGTACGAATGTTCGCACGATCTTGCTTGCCTTGTGCACCAATAGTGCGACGGTCTTGCTCACCATCAGTCACACGCAGGGCTCGATCTTGCACGCCTTGTGCATTAATATTCATCCGAGCCTGATCACCTTGTGCTCCAATGATTCCTAAATCACGCTTTTGTTGGTTGTCTGCAAACTGATTAGAGTACTTGTACTCCGCTTGCATTGTCCGCATATTTTTCTTGAACTGGTCGTTTCGAGCAAACGCCTGGTTTTTACGTTCAAGTTTAGCAATGTGAGATGCGTTTTTTTGTCCTAAACCCGCCTGGAATGAGGCATTGCTTTTTGCAATTTGGCTATTGATATATGATTCCGCTGCATTTAACTGTAGATTTCTGATACCAGTTGCTGCATCTTCTTCGCCGTCTTTAGCAGCACCGTAAAGGCTGCTCATAGTATCGGCAAAATTCATAACACCAGTTTTCATCTGGTTAAAGCCTGCGCTTTTCTTCTTTTTACTATTTCTGTTTTTCTTTTTCTTTCTGCTCATTTACTCGGCATAATTACTTTCTCAATACATTGTATCTAAGTTCTATACAATAGAACTGTTAGGTGGTAGGATTAATGACTTACGAAGGTAGAACTAATACAGCTAGCTATGTAACTGCTGGGATAGCAGGTGCAGATGCTTTTACTTCTAATCTTCGAGCTACCAAGTCTACTGACTTTACTAGACTCAGTAACACAATTGCTGATGCTAGAGCCTTACAGCAAAAAGCTTTAATGCAAGGCGATCTTAAAAAAGATCTAGCCAAAATGAAAGCCGATGCTCTGATCAAAGAAGGTAAAAAGATCAAAGAACTTGGAGAAGACTCCAAGCCTCGAATGGCTGGAATGTTAGCCGCCTTCACTCTGAATGGTGCCGGAGGTTATCTGGCAGGGGCAGAGTTGAAGAAAGAAATGAACCGTAAATCTGACACTAGTTATTATGACGAACAATGGCAAAAAGCTCAAGACTCTAAGCTTCCTACTGACGACGCTTCTATTAAGTCCTATCTTGACGGGGTGTACTCTGAATGGCTTGAAGGAAAAGATGTTCCAACAGGCTCAGGAAGAAGCAGTAAAAAAGATTCAGGAGGAGTTACCGAGCCAGTTACCGGAGCTACCCTCAAGCCCTCTGCCTCAGTCACTCCCTTTGGAAAATCTCCCGCAGGTAAATACGGTCAAGCCTGGTATGGACTTTCCTCAGTAATTCGGTTTGCTGAAGGCACCAATAAATCAGATGGCTACACTACAATGTTTGGTCATCGTCAGTTTACTGATATGAGTAGACATCCAAATAGTCCTATGGCTACTCCTTGGGGTACTAAGTCAGAAGCAGCCGGTGCTTATCAATTTATGAAACCTACTTGGGAAACTGTCAAACGCAATACAGGCGTAAATGATTTCTCAATTGAAAGTCAAGAAATTGGCGGACGTTGGCTAACATCAAATCGTAAAGTCGATCCAGATAAAGCAATTACGACACGCGCAGAATTTATTCAAACTATGGATAAACTTGCACCAGAATGGGCTGGGTTACCATACTCAGGTAAAGGACGCAATGGTGGTGGATATGGGACTTCTTTCTATGGACAAGGAGGCAAGAAAGTTGAAGAACTGATCCCTATTTATGAAAAAGCTATGGGCTATACGCTCAAATAGACAGGAAAGCGTTACCTAAATTGCCTAAGCTGCCAGTCAGTGCAGCAACTAATTGCATACGAGCATCACGTCGATCGCGGCGATCTTCTCGTTCGATGCCCATCTTATACATCTCCATCTGCTGCATTCGGGCATCAGCACGCTCATTAATAGAGTCACGGCGTGAGCGCTCTGCCATCTCCATAATGTATCGATTGGCAGGAGACAAGAACTCACGTTCCTGTCGTGCTGTATCACGCTCAATCTCTACTTCACGAGCAGCATCTCCAACAGCTGCAAAGTAATCATCTTTTGAGTCGCCTAACTTAGGCATAGGTCGCTTTGCGCCTAAGTCCCTTGCCGCTTGTCTATATAAAGGGTCTTGTTGAATTTCTCTAAGTTCATCCGCCTCTACACGTTTTTCTAACCCTTCTTCAGTTACACCAATAAGAGGTAATTTTTTATAAAACGGTAATGAATCATATGTTCCTTTAATATCTCCGCCTTTGTCGAGATCTGCAGCAGCCTCTTTTGTCCAAGTGTTACTTAATCCAGGAACCTGAGACCCAAAGTACCCAACAGTTGCAAGACTGCCAATATTATCAATAGCTTGCCAAGCTGCTCCTGGTTTCTTTAATCCAGCTCCTACTAACCTTCCAGTTAAATTAACTAAACCCATTGCTCTTTAGCTGTAATCTTTTTCTATTTTACACTTGCTTCTAAAGCATTCTTTGCTTCAAGACGTGTAACACGTGTAGCAAGCTCTTGATTGGCTCGCACTAAGATTGCAATCAGATCTTTAGTGTCAATACAGTACTTATCAATAGAGTGATCGTAGTACGTTGCATCAGGCAAAACATCCTTGAATTCTTGAGCAATAAATCCGTAATGCTTTAACTCAGGGTTTGTACTGAACTCTTCTTTGTAGTGGAATGAGACAGGGCGTAAATTACGCAGCATTTCTGTTGCATTAGTAATCTCTTGGATAGTGTCTTTTGTGCGTTCATCACACAAAGCCAGACTTAAACCAATACCAGCTACTTTGCCAATAGTGCCAATAATATTGCCTGTTCTTTCACCTTCTCTCTGAGCCTTCTGCCCTTTACTTACAAGATCAAAGTAATCTTCTTCAGCATCCAGCATTGTTTGGTATGCATCCTTCTGATCTTCACCCAGGTTGTAGGCAGCGCTGACCGTTGCATCATTTTTGATGATGTTCTGGCTCATTGCACCGTAGTCATTACCACGTGCATTAAGTGTGCCAAAAATTGCACCCATATCAGACATACCGTGAGCAGCACCGTAGTTGCCAGTGCTTCCGCCGGTCTCGCCAGGTGATTTGAAGTAACGAAAATTAGGAGCCATTTTTCAATAATTAAAGATCATCCCAACTCCAGCCAGGGCTAGAGATACTACCAGGTTCGTAATTTTTAGGATTAGCGTCCCAAGAATAATCAAGATTGCCTGTTCCTAAGCCGTCTCCAAATGTTCCAGGATCGCCATTATTTAGACCTTTATTAAAGATACCGCCTTCGCTAAATCCACCTTCCACCACTCCACCTGCAATACTACCTCCTGCACTAATTAATCCGTTAGTCACAGCAGCGCTACCTGCAGCTTGTCCTTGATCTTTCATATATTCTCCTTGCATAAGTCTCATTTGTGCACGTTTTTTAGCCTGATCTTGAATTAAATCACCTTGAATTTCTCCACGAACTCCTAGCGCAGCAGCATTTCCCATAGTGCCGCTAAGCTTGCTAAAGTCGGTATCTTTACCGAAGTAGCTTTGCATATTTGGGACGAAGCTCATCTTTAAATACCTTGAGGATTATTTAACGCACGCTCATTACG